AAGAAGAGCAGAATTTAGTAACGTTACAGGTACAGTTACATTAACTAACGATACATTAGGTACAAGAACACTTAAAAATAATCCTTTAAGAACAACAAATGGTTCTAAACTTGTTAGAGTATTCCACCCTAATCACGGTATGTATGGTACAAATAATACGGTAACTATTGCTGGTGTAGCAACTGTTTCTGGTATTTGTGATGGTGCTCTCCCCACAAATACTATTTCTCCAAGCGATTTCAGAATATTATCTTCATCGTTCCAGTCTTCAACCGATAATACTCTCTACACAGTATTACCAAAGAAGAATATTTCTAATGTAGATACTGCTAACACTTCTATTATCATTAGGAAAAAATATTCAGTTACTGTTGTTAGTAACGAGACTAATACTATTCAAACTAATGCAGGAGAATCTTTCTTACCTTTTGATGAAGAAAGATATATTCTCATGCGTAATGATGGATCTGTAGAAGAGTTGACTGCTGATAAGTTTATTTTCAACTCTGCAAATACAACTTTAAAGATTGAAGGTTTAGCAAATACTGATGGCGGTGCAACTTTGATTGCAACACTCACAAAATCATCAGTTACAGCGAAACAAAAAAATAGAAAGAAGATCAATGTTTTGAATCTTACTTTCTCATCAAATGCAGCATCTGGAGTTGGCACAACCACTCTTAATGACGCTCTTACATACGGGTCATATCCATATGGAACTAGAGTACAAGATAAGGATATTTGTTTATTGAAACCAGATGTCACTAAACTCTGGGGTGTCTTTGAATCTGACGATACTGCGTTTGCAGATCTACCCTCTATCAATCTAACTGGAATTAGTGGCGTTAATGCAAAAACCACCGATCTTCATATTGGTGAAGAGTTTGAAGGACAGAGTAGTGGTGCTATAGGCATCTATTGTGAAAAGTTATCTGATAGTAAGATTGGATATATTTTACTTAATCAAGAACTTTTCCAAGAAGGAGAAACTTTAAAGTTCAAAGAAACGGGTGTCTTAGCAACTGCAGAGATTACTAATAGAGGTGATAACAATATCACCAGAAACTATACTCTTGACAATGGTCAAAGATCTACGATTTATGATTATGGAAGAATTGTAAGAAAGGATCTCAAATCAGCACCAACAAGAAAGTTGAAAGTTGTATTTGAAACCGCTGAGTTTAGTTCTTCAGACGCTGGTGATATCATAACAGTCAACAGTTACAATGAGTTTGATTATGGCAATATCACTAGAGTAAATGGCATTCCAAACTCAGATATTCTTGATATTAGACCAAGAACGTCTGCAGTAGGTGTTGTTACGACTGGAGATTTGTCTCCCTTTGAGTTTAGAGGTAGATCTGTCAATGCTACTGGAAACTCTGTTCCTAATATTTTGGCAGGTGACGAACAAATCAATATTGGATATTCATATTATCTTCCTAGAATAGACAGACTTTTCTTGACTAAAGATGGTGTATTCCAATTAAATCGCGGAACCCCTGCAGAAAGTCCTCAACTACCAAGTGCTGTTGATGACGCAATAGAAGTTGCAAGAGTATCCCTCCCAGCATACCTCTATAATATTGATGATGCAGATATTAATGTTTTTGAATATAAGCGATATAAGATGTCTGACATCAATAAACTTGAGAAGAGACTGAGTAATCTTGAACTCTTTACTGCATTGTCACTTCTTGAGGTTGATACTGCTAATCTTCCTATTAAAGATAGAAATGGTCTTGTAAGATTTAAGTCTGGTTTCTTTGTTGATGATTTCTCCTCAACAAAGGCACAAAGAAAAGAAACTATTGTAAAAAATAGTATTGATGTTGTCAATAGTGAGTTAAGACCTGCCCCTTACACTACCGAAGTCGATCTCCTTCTTGGAAGTACTTCTACTATAGGTATTAATGGTGCTGCAGATCCTTTTGTTGATACTGAGTTTGTTTCAGATTTACTCGGTTCTAACGTTAAGAAAACTGGACAACTTGTAACTCTTGATTACACAGAAGTTTCTGAGATTGAGCAACCATATGCAACCAGACAAGAGAGAGTTTCCCCTGTTCGTTCCTCTTACTATGGAGGAAGTATTGAGTTGACTCCATCTTCGGATGTTTGGGTTGATCAAACAACAGTGAATGCTAGAAACAATGAATATTTAAGCAACTATACCGAATCTCCAGAACAGTTGGGTATCACTGATAATGATAAGCAGACAGGGTTCAACCCTGTTGTTTGGGGTTCTTGGGACACGTTCTGGTCAGGTTTAGATGATGGGTATTCATCTAGTATTCTTGAAAACTATGATGTAGTAAATGATTATATTCAGACATATAACAAGACAGGAACAACTTCAGTTCAAAATGCAAGAAAGGTTCTCAAGAATCTTTTCGGTGATAATGCTAGTTCTCAGATTGTCCCATATCTCAGAACTAGAAACATTGAATTTGTTGCTAGAAGAATGAAACCATTTACAAGAGTTTATGGCGTCTTTGAGGGACAGGATATTCAAAAATATATGGTTCCTAAGTTGATAGAAATTGAAATGATTTCTGGTTCTTTCCAGGTTGGAGAGACAGTTGTTGGATTGTTTGGAAGTAAGTTTGATACTAACATTCCGTCAATTAAGTTTAGAGTTGCTCAACAAAATCATAAGTTTGGTCCATATAACTTACCAACTCAAATCTTTGGCGCAAATCCATATTCCAGAGAAGCAGTCATTCCTTCAGCATATTCAGCAACTTCTACAATATTAAACGTTGATACTTACAGTTTGTCTGCACAATCTCTTGGAGACTTCTACGGTTGGATAACGACTAATATGACTTTAAGAGGTCAGACCAGTGGAGCTGAAGCAACCATTACAGATGTTAAGTTTATTACAGATCAAAAAGGTGTAGTTATTGGTTCTCTCTTTATTCCAGATCCAAGTATTACATCAAACCCAGCATTTGAAAGCGGCGTAAAAACCTTTAAACTTTCAAGTAATAAAGTTCTGTCTCAAACTAGTGGTGTTCCTCTTACAAGTGCAGAAGAAAAGTTCTATTCTGTTGGTATTTTGAATAATACTCAAGAAAATCTAACTGCTACCCGTCCAGTTAGATCTGAAACTCAAAACCTTGTAGATTTCGCTATTAGTAAGAGTGGTAAGTCATCTGTTGTTTCTGCAACAACTTTAGGTAACGATAGTCCATCACAGACACCTATTAGTGATGGAGCATCTCCTACTGCAGGACTTCAAGGTGTTCAGGGAACTCAAGGTGCTCAAACATCTCAGTTTGTCTCTGGTATTCAAGGAACAGTAACTTCTATCGGAACAATAGAACCAAGTGCTTCACCAGCATCTCCAGATACGGTTGCTCCTGGCTCTGTTGATGTTGCAACGGAATTCTTCTCTGTCTCTACAGGTCCATCAGCAACATCGACAAGTTTAACTACTTCTGATGATGAAACTGTTGAAATAAGCACAACATTTACAGCAACCCCTGATATTTCTCAGACTCTTAGTGGTTCCAATAATAATGGTGGTTCTAGTGGTTACTAAATAGGTTAGATAGACCGACACTACTAAGTGATATCTAAGAAATGAAACTTATAGATCCTTTAGCCCAGTCTTTTTACATTGAGTCTGATAGTGGAGTTTTTGCAACTTCAATTGATGTATTTTTCTCTGCAAAGGACACTACCCTTCCAGTTACTATTCAACTAAGACCTATGGTCTTGGGGAAACCTTCATCTGAAGTAATGCCCTTTAGTGAAGTTGTCTTGGAACCAGGTCAAGTAAATACCTCAACTGATGCATCTGTAGCCACTAGAGTTACTTTTCCATCACCAGTTTATTTGTCTGGCAAGCAGTTTCATGCACTCTGCATTGTTTCAAACTCAAACAACTATAGGGTATGGACTTCGAGACTTGGAGAGATTGACATTGCTTTAAGTTCTGGAGAAGAATCTAGAGAAGTTTTTGTATCACAAACTCCACTCTCTGGTAGTTTGTTCAAGTCTCAAAATGGAGGAGAGTGGGTTGAAAGTGCTTACGAAGATTTAAAGTTTACTCTTCGCAGAGCAGAGTTTGTTGGAAATGGTAATATTAATTTCTATAATCCAAATCTTAGTGAAGGTAATGAGGAGATTGCAACTCTTATTAGAGACCCCCTAACTATCAAATCAAAACAAATCCAAGTTGGTTTAGGAACAACTGTAAGTGGTGATTTTGTTCCTGGTAATACAGGAATCAATACGGGACTGACAATATCACAAAATAATACGAATGCAACTGGAACTTTAGTAGGTTTTGCAGGATCTGCCACGGGTGATCTGACTATTACAAATGCAGGTGCTGGGTACTCCACCATCAGTGGATCAATCGTTCATAGTAGCGTTGATCTGGTTACAGTAACTGGAAATGGTGAAAGTGCAACTGCTGATATCACTATTACTAATGGAGTTGCAGTAGCAGCTACCATTGTTACTGGCGGAAGTGGATATTTACTTGGTGATGTATTGACAGTATCCTCTTTAGGAGATTCAACTATTGGTCAAGATCTGGAACTCACTGTTGCAGATACTTATGGCAATAATACTCTTATTCTGGATCAAGTTCAAGGTGACTTCTCTATTGGTGCTGGAAATACCATACAATATACGACAAATGATGGCGTTCTTACAGTTGCAACTGGCATTGCTGCAAGTTCAATAACCACTAAGGTTGATGGTCTTCATATCAGGGTCAATCATAGAAACCATGGATTATGTGCAAATCATAGTTCAGTAGTTTTGTCTGATATCCTTCCAGATAGTGCTCCTACAAAACTTACAGCAGCATATACTAAGGATTCTACCATCGCTATTTCTGTTGATAATGGAGATTCATTTGGAACATTTGAAGGTGTTGGTGTTGGATCAACTAATCCTGGTTATGCAATCATAGGAGATGAAATCATTTCATATGAAAGTGTTGTAAATAACCAACTTACAGGAATCACTAGAAATATTGATGATACACTTTCATATAGTTATGATGTGGGAACAGAAGTTCGTAAATATGAACTATCTGGGGTATCTCTGAGAAGAATTAATAAAGAACATGATTTAACAAACGTAACTATTAGTGATTCATTAGATCTTGACTTTTATAATATAAAACTTGATATGTCAACTAATGGTATTGATAGAAGTGTAGGAACTAGTTTCCCTAAACTATACTTAAATCAAAGTAAATCTACAGGTGGTGAACAGGTAAAAGCAACTCAAAATATTGTATTTGATATCGTAAAACCAGTTGTCCAATCAATGGAAGTTAGAGGAACTGCCATTGAGTCGTCAATCAGAACTGTAACTGCACATACGGTTGCAGGTGGAGAAACTCCTTATGCTGATCAAGGATTTGAAAATATTAGTCTTAAGAAGTCAAACTATTTGACTTCACCAAGAATGATTGCGTCAAAAGTCAATGAAACAAATGATTTAACGACTCTTCCTGGTAATAAGTCATTTACCATGAATATGAATCTTTCTACTTCAGATTCTAGAGTATCTCCAGTTGTTGATTTGGATCGTGTAAGTGTTATCTTGACATCAAATAGGATCAATAATCCTATTTCAAACTACGCAACTGACATCAGAACTTCTACCTTGGCAGAAGACCCATCTGCATTTGTATATGCTACAAAACCCATTGCATTAGAAGTTCCAGCAAATGCAATCAAAGTTATTTTCTCTGCATACATTAATCAATCTAGTGATGTAAGAGTGTTCTACGCTCTTCAAGAAGAACCATCGGATGAACCATTCTATTATCCTTTCCCAGGTTATTCAAACATAGACAGTGAAGGCATTATTGATGTTGCTAATAGTGATGGAACTTCGGATGTAAATGTTCCAAAGACAGATGTTCTTGGATTCTCTCAAGAAGAGTTAATCTATAGAGATTATGAGTATACGATTGATGATTTGGAATCTTTTAGATACTTCAGTATTAAGATTGTCGGATCTTCTACCAATCAAGTGTATCCACCAAGAATCAGAGATTTAAGAATCATCGCTCTTGCTTGATGATGAAATACTCTAAGGTAGAAGGATTTAATAGTCTCATGAGAGATGAAGTTTCTCATGCGGTGATAAACACCAATATCAATGAATATCACAAATATTTGTCTGAAAAACAAAAAAAGATTTCAGAGAAAACTCGAATTGAATCTATTGAAAATGAACTATCAGATCTTAAGACAGATGTCAGTGAAATAAAAGATCTACTGAAGCATATTGTCAAATCATTATAGATAATATAGGGGGATTGCAACAATGGCACAACCATCCACAAGACAAGGACTGATTGATTACGCGAAGAGGCAACTGGGTTATCCAGTGCTGGAGATCAATGTTGCTGATGAGCAGCTCTCCGATGCTGTGGATGATGCATTACAATATTTTCACGAAAGGCATTTTGATGGCGTATATCCAACTTTCTTAAAATATCAGATAACTCAAGATGATATTGATAGAGGGAGAGCACCAAATACTAG